CGAAAAACTAATAATTTGAAATCATTACAATCAATGATTATTAGTGATTCTATATATATAGAACCTAAGGATTATCATATTTCACTATAATGACTAGGACACATAGCAAAAAATGGCCCCCAGATTTAATATAATGTTATACTAGAGCCTTCCAGCTTGATTGCTAGTTCTCCCCTACTAAGATCTCTTCTAAAGGAGTTTCTTTAGGATTTTCATTCATCATAGCAGCTAATACAGATTCATCAAAGTCTTCAGAGATCAATGCTGTATATGGAGAGATAAGTCTAGAAACATTACGAAGAGACATGGACTTATATGCATTCATATCTTTAGAACCAGATAGTCTGAATGGTACAGTCTCATCTAATCTGTCTCTACAAGTTTCAGAAATGGCAAAGCCAAACATTTGGTTATTAATCCCATAAGAGAAACCATTGATTGCCATATTGTCGATAACCAAATCCTGAATATCTTGATATGGAATAGTATTGATAATATAACCAAGCATAAAGAATAGATTCAGCATCTTTTCACAGTTGCCGACAAACTTAATAACTTTAGTAGATACGATGATTTGATCATCATCTCTATATCTAAAAACCCTATAATCTTCAGGGTCGCTATTTACAGTAAGTTTAAGTTTTTTAACCTTTGTAACCTCATAAGGTCTAGTAGCAAACATAGATGGGAATTTAAACATTCTTAACCCATCATCTTTACCAGTTTCGATATCTTGAACAGTGTAGTTGAAAATACCCATAATATTGATATAATCGCCTTCTTGTTCTGCAATGTTTCTATCGAAATACTTCTCTGGTATATAAGCTACCATTTCTTTACCCTTAGCTGAGAATAAAATAGATTCTTTCTCTTGCTTGCAGAAATAAGGAAGTTTAGCCATTAATTTTCACTACTTTCTTCTCCAATATTATAGAGAGATTCAAAATAAGGGAATGCAGATTTATCTTCTTCGGTAATATCTTTAGCTGTAATAAACGAATGTTTGATAGCCATCTTTGCAACATTCATTCTTTGTTTTGGGTCTGCACCATTATCTAAAAGATATTTAGCAGTACGGAATTGTCCATGTTTTAAAGCATTATAATAAGGCCAATTACCATAACAATCAACCTTAGCTCCTAAAGAGTGTAAGTATTTTACAATCTCAAAATCTAGTTTAGCAGCTTCATTAAACCCTAATTCATCTCCAATATTACCAAAGTTATCTTTTAATGGTTTAATATGATGCTCATTAGCAAATTCTACAAGCATTTTTAAACCATCTAAATTCTTAGCATATATAGCATCCATCATAATATCTTCTATACGGAAAGATCTATTGATAGTCTTGTAATTATCATATACTACAGTCATTACCTTCTTGACTACAGATTTCTTTGCTTTTGGGGTTTGAATAACCGCAGATAATACATCCTCGTCTAAAGATGAAGAATGATGTAAAAATAAAGAGTTGATAACTATATCTAATTCTTTATCAATAACAGCACTCCAGAAGAAAGGATTATTGTAGAACTTTTTATGTTTTACAATAAAAGGGTTCTTCATCTTAAACTCTTCTGTATTAATATCTTTTTCCATAGAGGATTTGTAATTATAGTCTCTATAATTGATATCATGAGTTAATAGATAACTCATCAATTGACTGTCGTTAATAAGTGCTTCACTCATTCGGATTCATCTCCTATCCTAAAAATATCTATTATAAGTAAGTCAAGGAAATAGAAAATACCCTAAGGAGAATTAACTCCTTAGGGATTAGTTTAGTTATTACAGTCGTCGGTACAAATACCAGCTCTTTCTTCCCAGTCAGCACTCATATTAGTTCCAAAATTATGGAAGTGTCTATCTGCAAATAAGATCAGGCCATTTTTATACATTACTTCTTCATTAGTGTGACAACCGCATTGGTTCTCATGTCCATCTACTGGTACATCAAATTGTTTAATAACTTTAGGCATGGAAGTATTTCCTCTACCAGCATTTTTAGCAATAGGGGTTGTATCCGCTTTAGAAGTGGTAATAACACCCTCAGACGTATTTCCTCCAGTAGTAACACCATTGCTATATACACCACCTTTAATAACAGCGTTTACAATAGTTCTACCAACTTTAGTACCACCAATAATAGTACCACCTACTAGAGTACCACCAGTAGATACTAGATTGCCAGTAGTTTTACCGCCTTCAATAGTGAATTGTTTACCATTGATACATCCAGTAGCAATACCGCCTTCACCAATACCACCTTTAGTAGTACCACCTGTTGTAATATCGCCTACTGTAATACCACCAGTAGTGACCATCTCATTACCAGTAATAATACCATTAGTAAGAATACTATTATTGATTACAGGATTGATGATAGTACCATTAGAAGTTTTACCGCCAGAAACAATTGTATTGATAGCAATCACATTAGAGATAGTACCAGTAACAGTAGCTTTAGAAGTGATTTCTGTTTTAGGATCTTTTTCGCCATCTACACTACCAGATCTTAAAATACCATTAAGGATTTGACCTTCTGTAATAGTACCATTCATAGTTTGTCCATTAATTACTGTAATTGGAACCATACGGTCATTCTTACCTTGAGCCAAACCATCAACAGTATAACCATTAATTTTGCCATCAATAATAGTACCTTCAATAAGGTTACCATTCTTATCAATAATAGCATTTACTACAACAGCATCTTTGATGACCTCTGCAGTAGTCGTACCATATCTATGAATAGAGTTATCAATTGTTGGATCTTGATCAGCAAACTTAGAATATTCGGATACTCCTCGTAATTGATCAGATTTGATTATTGTTCTACTAGTAGTATAATCTACAGAGCTATCAACAGCTAATTTGAATAAAGTGTTGTTGTTACAATCATAAGTCTTATAGATATCTGTAAGCTTACCAGTAACTTGTTTTAATACACCATCTTCTATATATTGGAAAGTATAAACCTTGCCAGCTTCTAATTCAAGAGAAACATTCATACTAGAATCACTATATTTAATAGTGACTACTAAAGTACATTTTTGGTTTACATCTACCCCTAAAATCATAGAAGGAGTACATTGACAACAAGCCAAATTCAAAGGACCATCAGCTCTATATAAACCACTCATTTGACCTGGAGTGATATTAGAATTCTTTGTAGTAGTATAATCAGAGCAACATCTTCCACCAACTGTTCCGCCATTGTATGCAGGTGTTGGATCAAATACATGATTAATGTCATAACAATTACCATTATTAGAACTGCTAGAAACAACAGTGTATTGATTATTAGAATTGCAAGATTTGCATTCAGACATTTACTTTACCTCCTTTAGAAATTTAGTATTATAAAGATGTGAACACACAAGAAGATGGATAAGGGAAATTAATCCCTTATCCATGTTGTTTATTCATCAATTCGTTGAACTGTGGCATTTGTTGCTTCTTGTAGTGGGGTATCCTTGATATCCTCTACATCAGCTGTAATTTCTTTAGCTCTTGCTTCTAATTCTTCCTTAGTAGGAGGGTTTGCAGCGCTATAAACTAAAACTAATAGTTTAAAGAACTCTCTAATTTGATTATTAACTTCTGGATACTCATCAACTTGTTTTTGAGTCATATAAGACCAGATAGAGATATTCTTCATAAGCATCATAATAAAGAAGTTAGTACAAGCATCAAATGGAGATACATTTCTAGCTACTTTGGATAATACGATAGAGAATAAAGCTCCGAAGTCATATTTCTTCTCAGCTCCATCTTTTAGCTTGAATCCAAAATGTACTAATACGGCATCAGCCAATTCTGGTAAAAATGCATTGAATGTAAATCCAGATTTGTTTCTAGCAGTATATAAATCTTCGATAGATCTTCTTAATCTAACTTCATTATTGTAGATCTTCATGATATTAGTTCTTAAAGCATTTACAAAGATTGCTGGATAAGCTTGAGAAGTAAAGTTAGCCATCTTATAAGCTAGATATACTTTATTGATTATCTTCTTAGTTTCTTCATTATCTTTATCAGCTTCAGCTTTAAGCTCATCAACCATCAAATCTCTTTTCTTAAGATCTTTATCCTCATAATAGATATCGAAGATCTTTTGAATATATCTAGCATTAAGCTTAGTATGTTTAAAGAACAAAGATCCAGAGATATCATGCTTACCTTTGAATAGAGGTTCATTTAACTCTTCGTCTAATTCAGCTTCTAATTCTTTGATAGTACGATTCATCTCTTCAGTTTCATTTTCGAGAATTTCAGATGGTTTTAAAATCGTTTCTTCAGTCATAAATCCTCCAAGTATTAACCCATAGTAGCTGCAACTTTAGGATCGAGAGATTCGAAATAATCTTGTTGCATTTTTAGTCTAACTAATGTGATGATATCACCACGAAGAATGTCATTATTAATCAATTGATTATATAATACAAATAGTGGGATACCATTAGTGATTTGAGATAAGAATAGATTAACGATATTGAAGTCGTTACCATATGCATAGCCATAGACTGTAGTATCATTAACTTCCATATTCTTAATATAGGATAATACTAAAGGAAGATTAGCAGTGATAACCAATAGTGCATTATCTTGACCAAATACTGCTTTACCATAATTGGAACTCATATCTTTATTGAGTTTCAATTGTTCTAGATTAAATGTAGAATAGATATTATCTCTTTCTTCATAAAGGAATCTAGAGAAGAAGGATACTAAATAATTATTGAAATTAGATACGAAGAAATCATATACAAACATCGCAGCAAGATATAAATCAGTATCTTCATTTTCAATAAATTGGAATCCATATTTTTTAGAAACAGAAGAGATGATATCTCTATACATCTCTTTTTCTTTAGCAGCAATCTGCTCTTGATCATATGGATAAGTTGTGTATAATTGTTGGAACGTTTGTTTAAACGCTTTAACGATATTTGGTTTAGGTAAAGTATCGAAGCGGTTAAACATTTGAGTCAAAGTATCTTCGACAACATTCATAGCATAATCGCTATCAAATTGAACAAGAATACTAGCTAACTGATTATCAGATTGGAGCTCGTACTCTCTGTTATTCATAAGGAAATCTAACATTGGGCGGTACCTCGGTTATAACGACGAAAAGTTTACAAAGTTCTTATCTATTTGTAACCAGTAGCTTAATTTTTTATATTGAAGAATGTAGATATTAGGCCATTTGTTGATACGTAATTTTATAACGAGATCTAACCAATTTGTTATTATTAGTTTTGAATGTAAAATAACTTCTCCCCGTCACTATTCTAAAGAAATAGTAGAAGTCATCCATTAATTCATAACCATATTCGTTATTGATATCATTCTGTAGAATAGAAGCCACAGCATGATGGAAACTAATAACCCAATACTGCATATCTTCAAATTTTTTAGACGTCTTTTGAATATTTAGGAATCCCAATCCTAGTAATATTCTAAATTGAATAAGCTCTAGTAATGAAGCTGAATTCCTTGATTCTGATTCTTTATAAAGCTCTTCTTTATCAATATAAAGTTCCTTAGTATTGATATCAACTATTATTCCTTTCATTTCGCAATAGTGACGATTTTCATCATAGATATCTTCGAGATCAAAACTATCTAAGAATATCACCTTATTAAATGAAGATCTATAAGTTTTTACCAAATCAGATTTCAATACCTCATCTACTAGGTCTACTAACTCACTCATGATATTTATATAACTCCTCTTATCATAACTCTTATTATATTTTATCTTGCTCTATTGTAACCCATTATCTTCTCTATTGTTTTCATAATAGAGGTCACGCTCTCCAGCGTTCATAAGATTATAAATAGAGCTTTGAGACATTTCATCTTCATCTTTATTAAAGTCTAAGAAAACAGATGTAGGAAGGTTGCTGTTATTTGATGCCATAGAATATTCATCATCAATAGATACATCATCTGGATTGATTTTATACTTTCTAGCATAAGCTTCTCTTACAACTGGATTTTGAAGCATTTCTCTTAGGAGTGCAGTTTCTTGTTTTCTCTGTTTCATCATGTATTCCCCGAATAGAGTATCAACAGCTTTCTGCATTTCTCCCATTTGTCTTTGGACATCCGAACCTCTATCATCATCAGATCGATTTATATACTCGATCTCTTGAGTGATATCTGTCATGTTCTCATCTATGCCCATATCGAGAATTTCATCAATATCATCTTCTGTTTTAATAGAACCTTTTTCAATACCAAATAATTCTCTTAGGTTCTTGCCTTCATACCATACATAAAGTGCAACTAAGTATGAGAATATTTGGTCATCGTGTGTTAAGGCAGAGTGTTCTATCTTGCCATTACGTTTTACTTCTAAACCACGCATCTCTTGATAGATGCTTGGAGAGATGAATTTATCTTTATGATAAGTAACCCGTTCTCTAAGTATTTCTACTAAAAGATCACGAATGTTATTTGTAGAAGTAAGACCATATACTTTGGTCTTACGTTTATTTCTAATAATACGATTGCCATCGGTAGTTTCTTCTAAGACTCTATCTTTGATTTCATAGTAAAGGTTTTTCTTTACTGGAGTCTCTAATAGTTTACCAATTACTGATAAACCGTAACCGTTGTCTTTTGATATTGACGCAACTCAATATCAGATGGTCAATTCCATCCACCCCCATTACAAGGAGTGACGAGATCATATGTCGTCCCTATTTCCGATATAGGGCCAGGATTTTTCTTCCACCATAAGCTTGTGGTTCTACGCCCCCGCCAGGGGCTGATCGTTGAACGTATATCTATTTAATAGATATTTCGCTGCTAAACTAGGCCATTTGCAAACTTTTTAAACCATCACGATTATCATCACTGATTGCGTTGTGGTATTGCAACTCTTAACAGCCTTTTCCAAGCAATTAACGCTGTTGGAATATAGAGATTACTCTCTATACTGTGCTTACTTACACCATTTCGTTCTACATTGACTACTGCATTAGGCATCATATTAGTTACTAGATATTGAACTACCCTAGCAAGTTCTATATTAGAAATTGTATTACATTTCAAATCGGCAAATACTCTAGTCGTCTTAGAGTCTATACAAGTAATACAAGAACTATCTTTTGATACACCACCAGATGGATCGACACCAATAATTGGTGGGTATTTAGGAACTAGGTTAGACTTAAGTGGAATTTCTTCATAAATATTGAATTGGTATTTACCAAAGATAAGAAGTGTCTTCTTAGGTTCTTTACAGTACTTACGAATACCATCTAATTCGTCTTTAGTGAATGGGTTATTTTCAGATTCGTCAGACCATTCAAGAAGAATTTCACGACGGATAAGAGGCCAATCCCATTCCAAATCTTTACATTGTTTTTCAAACCATTCTTCAGTATAACCAAGTTGTTGGTAGGTAAATTGGATATGAACAAATGTAGAGAGTTTATTAGCATCAATGATTTCTCTTAATTGAGGATATGTAAGATCATACCATTGTTCACTAAACTTAGAAGCATTATTTAATACTGTATAAGCGTACTTACCTTCATCATTGGTTAAGAAGCCAGGAGTTGTAGTATATACTACACCAAAAGGAACATTGTTTTGTTTAGCAATTTCAATGGCCTTACTCATCGCTGGTCTCATATTACCATAGATAGTTTTCATGAATGGAATAAATGCAAATTCGTCAGCCCATAAGAGAGGGAATGTTTGACCCCGAAGCAAATTAGCAGCTGCTAATTCATTTCTTGCTTTAGCGTAAGTCTTAATATTGTTTCTATTAATAGCATTTTCCATATAGACTTGAGTACTTTGAACTTGTTTCTTACGAGTACCATCCATAGTAAACTTAGAGTCGAATCTAAGATAAGATGGAAGTAAGTCACGTATTGCTCTAATACGAGATAAGTTCAAACGGCAGTCTTTAGCTTCTTTGTTAAGAAGAGAAATCTGTGTATTTTGAGTTCTAAAGTTATAGATGTATGTATATAGAACAGCTGTACCAATAGTTTTACCTGTCTGACGAGGCTGTAGTAATAAGCAGTCAAAGTTCATGATTGCCATGTATAAGAATGCCATATTACCACGGTTTAATATAAACTTAGACGGTTCACCAGATGATGGGATACGAACTACTTCTCGAAGATAATACCAGAAGTTATTTCTTACTTCGGCCAGTACCTTCATTTTATATAAAGTACTCAGATTTGGATCGTGTGGATCTATATTTGCAAGATCTGGATCTAATAAAGCCAGCATAAATCTGTGGTTTTTAACACCAATAGATTTAAGATAGTTACTCATTTCGATGAAGGATTTATTAGTAGTAGATCTTTGATAATATACCTTCTGACCCTGATTCTCCATCATAGTTGGAGCATCATAAATCATATTTTGATTAGGCATGATTAAGCAATAACCCTCCTTTGTAAATGTAATCTAAAAGCAGATTATTATGTAAATGTCGCAGTTTATAAAAGTAGATTTAATCGTATACTATAATAATGAGATATGTTTATATTATAGGAGGATATGATGGAGAATATTTATTTACAGTTAATAGATAATGCATATAGGGATATATTATCTCATATATTTGGTGCTGATAATACTATGCTTAATACATATCATACTTTATTTTTAGTGATATTTCTAATTGTATTTGCTAATAGAGGGATGGCTTTTCTATTGAGAAGGCATCATATTATAAGCAAAATAATTTCATATTTTTTATATTTTTTAGTTATCATAATAGATCTAAGTCTATTAATAGGAGTTTAGAATGTGTGAATCATTATATACAAAGAGCTGCGAGTTTGCAATAAAGGCATTTAATTATTTAAATACAAGAGTTAATAGAACAAGGATACCATTCTTTCAATTAGAAACGGCTCCTAATACAAATACTGTCGGTCATGTAGTAAATGGTACTATGACTCTAAATATTCATAATATACTAGAGTTAGCAAAAACCTTTGACAAATATGATTGGGCTAATATTAGAGGGTTGATTTTAATTACCATAATTCATGAGTTATCCCATATTAACCAGAATATAGATTATAATAGATTTTCTAAAGATGAATCATATCATCAAAAAATAGAATTGGAGAATCATTATAATGCATTGAACTTTATGCTCAATAGAGAAGAAGAATTACATAATCTTTTTGGAGATTATTCTGATGATATTTGTCTTGATCTAGAATTAACTCAAAAGTGTTTAGAAAATCCACAATTAAAGAATTCCTATAAGTTAAGAAATACAGATGATGTAGCAATAGTATCGTTGCTGAATATGTTTACTGGATTGAAGAAAACTGATAGAGTAAAAGTTGAAGAATGCTTGATAAATTCTAATCAGGTATTTGTAACTTATAAAGATAATGCTGATAATTCTTCATATAAGTATAGTGAGATAGTTAAAGATATAAAGGGAATCTGGTATACTTACAAGATATTCAATATCATTAGATTTATATTTACATTACCAGCATATAGAGTAAATATAATATTAGAGGATAATACAGATCTCTATATAAATCTAACTAGAAATGATAATGGACAATTATCAGAATCTGCTGGTCAGTTTGTAGCAAATATAGTTACACAATAAAATCAGGGTATAGGCTATTATGCCTATACCCTATATCTTTTTAAGCATGTGTATTTTCTTTTTTTAAATTGATAAATAATTCACACCAATTCTCTAGTGTAAGATCTACTAATTCGAATACGTCTTCTTTTTTATATTCATCATTTGAGAAATTATAATCTTTATCAATATATTCTAATACGGATTCATAAATTCTGTCAAATAATTTCTTATATAGATCTTGGTCTATAGACTCTTTATCACCTTCAAATAAAACAGTCGAATAGAAATTTTTGAAATCTTTTGTATCCATAAAAGAAGATATCATTTTTCCATCTAAATTACCATAAACATTTTTTAATCTTTTTAAACCATTATCATCTAAACTAAGATTTCTATCTTGGTATTCAAAATAGATAGTAAAGATATAAAATAATGTAGCTCTAATAACTTCATTTACAAAATGATCATAGTGTCTATCTTTAACTTTATTACGTGTTGTAGAAACGTTACATTGATCAAATAATCTACAAGCAATTCTATTTCTAATAGATATACAATTTGTAATTGTTTTCTTATAAAGTAATCTTGTTACTTTACAAGTATTTACTGTATATTCAAATTCTTCTTTAACGTACTTTATTCCTTTTTTACTATGGTTGCCAATCAGTGCATAGTATGTAAATATCGATATAACACAAATGACATACACAGTTGAAACCATAAATAAGTTAACACCAGATACAGGAACTGGATCTAGACCAATTGCATAGAAATAGTGGTCTAAAACATATGGAGTGATTGCTCCAAGAATAATTGTAATAAGAAGCATTGAAAGAAAAGTTGCTTGCAATCTCCATCTATACATTAGATGGGATAATATGATATTGGTTAAGTCTTTTTTTAGTTTTAAGCTAATTATAATATCTTTCATAGTATAGTCTATCCTTGTATAAGATTCTTTACTCTCCGTTTTAAGAAATCTTGTACATAGCTATAGAATTCTTCCTCTTCAAACATACTAGGGATATTATCGCTTGCGGAATATTTCATTAAGAAGATTTTTTCATAGGTCGATCTGAAATGAGCTCTATCAAAAAGATTATATCTATCGTCCCTATCTTTTCTATCTATACCTAAGATATAATCGAATAGGCTATTATATATACTATTTGAGAGCATTACATTTTCAAATTTATCATTTACCTCTTGATCATCATCAGATTTACGTCTGACGATACAGTGTTTTCTTAACATACCAATTCCAGGCGATAATAAATATACTTTGTCTGGGAAAACATTTAACCCACAGTAATATGAAGAAAATTCATCTATATCTAAGAACAATTTTCTAAAAGGTACGCCTAAATCCTTGTACCCAGATTTGGTACAATTTATTGGTTGGGTTAGGCATATGTGTCTAATAGCAGAATCAAATATATTACCTTTGTTCATAATATTATATACCAAAGTGGATAGTAACCATCTGTCAAGAATAATAATAATCTTTTCATTCTCCAATTTAGGAGCAATGATGCTGTTAAAAGTATCCCTCATATTTAAAATCATCAAACTTTGAAGAATATCTGTAGGATAATTTTCAATGGTTAAAAGCTCTCTGATCTTTTTGTATATCTCACTACCATCATTATATGGAAGAGATAAAGTCATAGCAGTATAACCATCGAATTCTTCAGGATGATCGTTTATATAATCAGAAAGCTTTTTACATGTTGTAGTCTTACCAGAACCATCAGTTCCCTCTACAACAATTAGTTTGCCTAAACGATTATTATTTGAAAACATATGTATCCTCCTTTGGATATTATTAAAGTGTTGTTTTAAATTACCACAAGAATAAAGAGTATACCAGTAAAGGTATACTCTTTTGTCTTTGCGTTTATTAGAAATAATCAGAAACGCCATTCAAGATTTCGTTTTGAATAGCTTCTTCCAAGGATAATACGATTCTATCGCCATTTTTCAATTTCATAGAAACAGTACGGCCATCTTCATTTAGATTGATTCCATTGTATAAGCAATCAAATGTTTCTAGTACTGTTTTAATATTAGCAGATTCGGAAATCAAGAAAGAGTTAATTTGAGATTGAGTAAGAGGTACTAAGATCTCAGTAGATTCTGCTAGGTTACCGTATTTAGCTATATTATTAATTTCATCATTACGACGGAATAATTCAGAAGTAGGATTGATTTTGTAATACTTCATATCGCCATGTTGACCAACAGATTCTGTTGTTACGATAGAAGTAGTATATGCTTTAGAATGAGAAGGGAAATATACACGGTCATATGTAATGATTTGCATACCCTTTACAGTCATTCTACCATTTTCATTTGCCAAAGAACCAACAGCTCTAAGAGAGAAAGAAGGTTTTTGACCGTCTCTTAAATCATCATTAAAAGATCTACCGAGATCATTGTTAGTACCACGGAAATGAGATTTTACAAAATTACCTTCCATCCAAAGTTTAGTATACCATACTTGTTCTAAAGTTGGATCAATTTTACTTTGACGTGCAAGAGTTGCATCAGATGGATGACCTGCTTCACCTTTAAAGTTACCAGTTTCTACTAGTTCTTTTGTTCTAGGAGAGTTAATACCTTTTTCTAATTCGTCAGTTGGATAGTATCTTCTATTTCGGTTAACTTCATCACCTTCTTGAAGAATACCTTCAGCAATGATAAATCCATTTTTATTAACTTCTTTTACTGTAAATTCTACATTGGCTCTAGTTTCTTCACAGATAATAGTGCCCACAAGATTATTTGTATCCAATTATTTTTCACCTACTCTTTAATTCATTATGTATAGAAATTATCTATATGTTTCCCAATACGATATTAGCAGTAAGATAAGAGTAGATCTTAGTGATCTACTCTGTATCTATTTATTTTTTGTATTGCTTATTTTCTTTTTTAGGAGAAGCTTCAGAATTTTCTACTTTTACAGAACCATTAACGTCTGCTTGTTCTAAAGAACTTTTTTCTTCTTTTACTTCTTCTACTTTAACTTCGGGTTTTGCAGCTTCTACAGGTTTACGATCTGTAACTGTTTCTACAATAGGTTCAGAATATTCTTCTGTAATAGCTTTAGCTGTTTGAATGTTAGGCAATTTAGATGGACCATTGTAAGTATTGTAGTTATCAAACCCTAGTGGAACTGTTACACCACCAGCTAATACCTCTTCAACCTTTGCTTTGAATTCTAAACAAATAGCAATATCTTCATCACGAAGAACTACTAGATTACAAGTGCCAGTGAAGCGAACTCCATTAATAGAGAAAGCTTTATCACAATGCACGTTTACTAATTTTTTAACCATTTGATATTACCCTCCTAAGGTAGATGATAGAATTAGATTATTAATTAATCGTCATCCTCATCATAAGTGTAAATTGATCTGGTATTATTTCATAAAGACACGCATGTCAATTCTAAAATTATTTAAGTTTGTAGATTGCTGACCAAACCATTCAATCAAATCCAATATGTTATCTGGAGTTTTATTTGATTCAATATCGCGCTTAATATATCTATACATTGCCTTTAATTTACTAGTACCTTTAATAATTATAGGATATTCGCAAAGTTCTGGATGAACAGTAAAAGCTGGATATAGATCTACTCCTTCTAATACCATTTTATGAGATTTAGTCATACAAAATTCTACAATCTTAATACGCCACTGTCTTCTCTCAATGATAAGTTTTTTCTTTTCAGGAGTTAATGGTTTTTCACCTTCAGCAAATACTTTTAAATATTTATCCATAAATTTTATATATTTTGGATTAGACTTGATGAATTCATAAAAGGTCTTATAATTCTTTTTGCAATAATCTATCAACCAATCTGTATCTGGAGGATATAAAATTGCATCAAGATTTAAAAGTTCAGCTTTATGTTTTTTAGACAATTCAAACGATAATGTAGTTTTACCAGAAGCGGCATATCCTACAATAAAACATATATTATATTTTCTTCCAGATTTGAATCTATCAAAATTTATGTATAGATCATCGTCATCAAAAAACAATGCATGATCTATTTCAGATTTGAATAAACTCATGATTACTAATCGTCATCCTCATCATCTTCATCGTCGTCTTCGTCCTCATCATCGTCATCATCTTCGTCTTTATCATCAGAGTCGTCGTCATCAGAATCCTTATCGTCTTCGTCATCATCGTCCTCATCATCATCGTCATCTTCGTCGTCGTCATCGAAGTCTTCATCTTCATCAGAGTCGTCGTCGATATCTTCTTCATCTTCGTCTTCATCATCTGTATCAGATTTTTTATCATCTACAATATCAACCAAGATTGTATCACCAGCATAATCACCTTTAAGAATTTCTTCTTCAGCTTCTGTTTCTTCATCAATGATAGCATCGATTACAGACATAACAGCATCTTCATGTAAGTCTTCATCGAATTTACCTTCTACCATAAGATCTACGTTTAGGTTTTCTAAAGCCATTTCAATACCTCGCTTATTAATTATTCATCAAAATTAGTAATAGGTTGTGGGAAGATCATATTTTGATCTTCATCATATTCTTGGGCTTCTTCATCCCAACCACACATAAAATCAATGGTAGAGCCATCAATATCGTTATCACCAATCATCATATTTTCTAGAAGATCTTTTTTCATATCTTCTACAATGATTTCATCTACAGGTCTAGACATTAGTATCCTCCTATAATATTCTTCTTTAATCCATTACTACTAATGTAGGAATTATCAATTATTTGCCTTCCATATATGTTTTCCCACCACAAGTATTATCATCTAAGTATTTTTGGTACTCAGTACTATTAGTAGGATTTACATTGCTATTGGATTGCAATCCGTTTATATAAGATCTAAGCATAAATAAAATCATAGGAATTTCATAATATAGATCTTTTGTAAAGTAATAATCTTTAGATTCTAGACTTTCTAAATCCTCAATATTTAAATTAAATGGGTCTGCAGTCTTGTTCATATAGTTGATAATAATATTCTTATAGAAATCTTTCTTGTCTTCTGTATAAGGTCTATTATTAACAATTCTATCAAATAGATTCATATCAATCCAGTTAATAGGATCTGCATTGAATTTATTTCTAAGATTAATAGATAATTCCCAATATTCTTCCATACGATCTACTAATAAACTATTAGGATCATGAACTGGTACTGGATAGCAGCTATTCAAATGAAGTTTATGATCTACATTTTCTATATCTCTAAATATAGTTCTAGAGTATTCGATAGCAAATGTATCTGGTTTATGAACTGCTTGTGAGATATATAAATAGTAATCGTCACTTTCAGAGAAGATGCCATTTCTAATTAAGAACTCTATTAAATAAGGATCATAGATAAACATTCCTAAATAGCTATATATAAAGGTTTGAATATTGCCTTTATAGAATAGATTAATATAGAAAGACTTAAGCATAGTGTATGCATCTCTAACCCTATCTAATAATTGAGCATCGCTAGATAATAATACTGGAGATAGGTTGGTACCGACATTGCCAGGCATATACTCAAACTCATTTACTAATAATTTCCCATTAAGGAATCCATAAGATCGTTCACTAGAAGTTTCTAGATTATATTTAATCTTATAGAAGTTAGCACCAGATTCTAATGTATCTGGAGAGCAAGAGTTTACTCTAAATAAAAGAGTATTATCTCTAAGATAAGTGATCATAAAATAATCATCAACACATGGTATGATTGTATTAGGTAAGATGATAGCTTCACCTTCAATAGGAGATTCAGGACCAAATTCTCCTCTTTGAAGATCTATCATCATTCTTTCAACACCATAAATTTGGAAGTTCTTAATTTTATTATATCTTAGAGGAGTATTTTCACCTAGTTGATGATATACTTCTTTATCACCTTGATCTAGGGTTGATTGCTTATCATTTATATTCCAATAAGTTACTGTAGTTGGTTTCTTATCGGTAAATAAATAATAGGGGTTATTTGCTAAACGATTCTGTAAACCTGTTACCAGACTTTCGGTAGTTTTTCTATAATTCGTATTAGTAAAACTTCCCATATTAGGTTTCACCTCCATTAAGTAATTATAAGATTATATTGATGTGAACTTATAGGCATTTAAACAAAAAAATAACGGAATCCCATAATAGGATTCCGTCTATATATTATATCATTTCACTAATATTTTCAATATATGATGAGATTACCAATTTAGAATCTTCTCTCAATTCATCAATAGATTTGTTTTCATCTAGAAGTATACCACAATTCTTAGTATACTGATCATATAGTTTATATAGTTTTGTCTTTTTATCTACCCAAGAAGTTATTCCTTTTTCTTTAGAGTTCTCTTCAATTAGATTTTTGGCTTTACCAGTTATACTAAATAAAGCAGCAGAGGTTAAGCGAGCTATATTGTGCTTTTTCTCTGCATCACTTTTCAAAGTACGCATAGGATTTTACCTCCATATCTTTTAAAGAAATATCTATTCTTTAAATCAGTAATATCTTTCTTTTGCAATTATTAGAAATTAGTCTAGATAGTCATAAAAAATAATGATAGGGTAAACAAATATATAGTATAGAGTGTGTATATGTAATAAAATATATTTTCTACACTTTGTTTAGCCTGCTAACCTACACAATTTTTCTGGCTTGAAATTGTTTGGTTAACCTCTTAAAAATTATAAACAAAAACTCTTTTTATTTATTTTCTATAACTATACTAACGGCATGAGAAAATACTTATCTTGTTTTAAAAATTATTTACAGCTTTCCTTTCTTGTAAATAAGATATAACACTACTAATACGACTGCTTTTAATAATAGTTACATATACTCTCTATACTACTCTCTTTCTAGACGTAATATACTCATAACAGTTTGGGATAAGGTCTTAGACCTTATCCCGCTCTTATTGTCTAAAGTCTTATCCAAATGTCACTGAGTCTTAGTTGTATACTTTGAATCCAGGATGATTAACTCCTTTGAGTTTATTAGTGATAGGATTAGAATAATCCTTATCAGGATCAAAGTCTGGAACATTATTAACTGGAGTAGATGTAGGTTCTTGTTTTACTTCAGGAATATAATCCTTTCTGCATCTATTGTTTAATTTGATTACTTCCTTTTTGATTCGACGGGCTGGATCAATACCTAATTGAATAAAGATATCAGCCATTAGATTCAATATGAAAGATGATCTAATAAATCCATCTCTATGAGCTGCAAGTCTCCAGTTATGATAATTTCGTTCTTCTTCCCAATTAGGTAATTCTAAAGAATCGAAATCAACTCTATCTCCATAATTTTCAAAGATATATTGCAAAGGTTCTTTTTCTTTAGCTACATCTTTTTCTAATTTAGGGAAATGAATGATATTCGTATTTTCAGGATCTGGCTTGGCAATTGTTAAAGTTTCATAGGCATATTTCAATTTATTGAAATACAGCTCAGTTGCTAAATCAAGATTATAAGTATTGAAGATCATGATTTCTTTAGGTTTAGCATCTAGAGTAGTTACATTGAAGAAGATATAATTAGTTCTTTCATAACTGAATGGAATGGCTAAAACTCCAATGAAGTATTTGTATTTATACTTTTTAAACACATGGCGATTAAAATGTAATAATCTTATATCTCTTCTTGCACTTTCTCTTCTACGAGCTAAGAATGGAAATCTTACATCTTCAGGAACTTCTTTTAAGTCACTAAATTTCATAGTGGATTCATAGTTATATGTCACACTAGAGAAATCATGATTTTTAATATAGATTTCAAACTCTTTCAATTCTATTCCTCCTTAATTCTAGCATAGCTTATACACATATTCACTTATCTTATCTTTTGATACACCGAAGTCTTTTTCACCTTCCATCATATTCACATGGACGTAGACTGGTATACCGATTCTACTCATCTTATATTTAATACCTTTTAAAACATAATCTTCTATATCATTATCTATATAAATATGAAAGGTTACATCTATAAGACTTTGTGTGGTAACGAAATACTTAATAAGGCTTATGTATGTATTACCACCTATAGCTGCATAGATATTATTAGTTCTATTAGCTCCTCTTAAGTTATAGAATACAGACAAGATATCGAATGTACCTTCTGCTATATGGATATCTATATGATCATAGATATTACAAACTGATGGGATAATATAATATCCACTTCCTTCTCCATCTGAGATAGTATATTTTATATATCTACTATCTAGAGATTTGTGAACTTTCTTTCTAGCTTCGTCATTCATAAGATTTCTAAATATAATAGCAGAGTTGTTGTTATTTAAAAATCCTACGAATACGTTATTGATAGTATCTGCAATTTGTTTTGATCTTGTTATTTTATTGAATTTATTATAATTTAAGAATTCGTATAAACTTAAGATTATTTTACAAGATGCTAAATCTTCATAAGTAAGATTTAACCCAAGTCTTTTATTAAGATAACTCAATTTATATGCTGAAATTTGATTATCTTGTGGAATTGGTACTTGTAAATTCAATTTACCTTGTCTATTTAAACGATACCTGCTTAAATTAGACACTCTCTTATTGTTAGATTCGATCTCAGATAATAATTCTGAGTCTATGATGTCGCCACGTCCACTAAAGTCTTCTAGGACCTCTTTTGTTAAAATACCCCTATGATTAATATTTCTAAAACAATTAAACATTGGAGGTTTTCCATCAAGTCCTAGAGAGATATACATATGGTGGCCTGTATCAGTCATACCTTCTCTATTACATAATGGACAATTTATAGTTACTTCTCTTTTAGCCGATGCATCTTTAGAATCAGGGAACAGCAAATGAAGCTGTTCCCTTAGTCTGTCTG